TGCGGGACCTTGGCATACAGCTCCTCGGGGCCGCCGGTGCCGTTGACGTAGCGGGACTGCCAGATGGTGTCGAAGAACGACAGGTCCGGCCGGCCGATCTGCTCCCAGTACCAGCGGGGGAAGTAACCGATCACCGGATGCCCACCGGACAGCCGCTTGTACTCCTCCACCCAGGCTTTCGCCTGTGCTGCAGTCGGCCGCGAAGTGTCGGACGGCTCGACATCGAGCGCGACCGCGAAAGCGCTCAGATCCCCGGCCTGGCGGTGAAAATGCCGGGCCTGGGCGGCCGCATCGGAGTCGGCGCGCAGGAAGTGGTAGGCGCCCGGCACGAAGCCCTCCAGGGCGAGCATCCCGGCACGGTTGTGCGCCCAGGTGGGGTTGGTGTAGCCGGTACCCTCGGTGACCTTGCTGAACGCGAAGCGGATGCCCGCGCCGCGCACCTTGTCCCAGTCGGGCTTGCCTTGCCAGGACGCGACGTCCACCCCGAACAACACAGCAGGGGATGTGGTGGCCACCAGCGGCATCAGCGATCACCACACCCGAACTCGCGGTGCAGCCGCCGGTACTCACTCAGCAGATCCCGGCCTCTGGGGGTGTCCGGCTGTGGAGTCGGATCCGACAGCGCCCTCAGCAGCTCACACCATCGACGATCAGCCACCCGCTGGTTATGCGTGGTGTACATGATCCCCCCAACGGCGATCATCACACCGGTGACCAGGATCATCAGCACCGCCCACGGTGCACGCAGCGCCCCCGTGGGAGTCAGAGGTCCTCGCGGCCCCATCACATCAGCCCCGATCTTTGGAGTGCGTGGAAGAGTGGGTAGAGGGAGGCTGTGACGGCGGTTGCTGAGGTGGCAGCGATGGCGACCCGGTACCGAAGGGCTGCCCGCCCTGCCCGATCATCCACCAGGCCGCAAAAATCCCCGGTCCTGCCATCATCAGGGCGAACACCCCGATCAGCGGAACCGAGGGTCGCGGGACGACGAACCCCTGCCACACCACTCCTGCTGAGCCGATGAGCAGGAACAGGACGTCCCTGACCACCGTCAACCATGCGGGACCACGCCACAAGGGATCACCTTTCCTTCTCTGGTGCCCCGGTCTTTCCTGCTGTCCCGATACGGCCAGCTCCATCTGGCCGGAAAACACAAACACCGCCCTCGCCAGGCGAGTAGTCAGACCCACTCCCCTGCGATGGCGCGCTGGTAGGGCGCCACGTCCCGCCACGCCTCACTGCTGGTGAACTGCTTGATCCCCGACGGGGCCACCGCATCCGGGGCGGCCGGCGCCGCAAACAGCGCATAGTGGATACGCCCCGAACCGGTAGGAGCAGCACCGACCTGGAACGTGGCGTAATGGATACGCCCCACCAGCAGCTCGGGCAGATCCAGCCGCCCATAGTGGACCCGGCCCCGCGTCGCGGGAGGAGTACCGAAGTCGGCGTAGTGGATGAGCCCCGTCGCCACGTCAGCTCACCGTCCAGGTGAACCGCAACCGCAGGTCGGTGTAGTCGGTGATCGCATCGGCGTCCACCCCATCCAGCGTGAACGTGTAGACGGTCGGGGTGGAGGGGATGTCGGTGAAAGTGTCACTGGCGATGACCGTGTTGCCCTCCACCAGCGCCACCGTGCACGAAGAGCTGGTGGCCCCGCCGGCGGTGGACAGCACCACCGTCACCGTGTGGTCGCTGCTGCTCTGAGGATCCAGCCCGGCCGCCAGGCGGCACTCGTACACCTCATTCGACGGCGCGTTGGGGGTTTGGATGTAGGTGTTGTCGTCCCGGACGACCTCACCGATCCGGGAGGCCAGAGGCACGCCGGCGCCGGGGGCGGGCACCGCGGTGTACGACCCGACCGTCACGTCGGACACGGGACGCAGCGTCTGCTGGGAGGCCCTCGGCTGCAGCGCGATCGTGTAGGTGATCGCGCTGCTCTGGTTGGCGTCCTGGGTGAAGTTGCCGCCACCGTAGGTGCCCGGGGAGACCGGGCCGCGGTCGGCGACTGCGCCGTCCGGGTGGCCGCCGCCAGTGCCGATCAGCGTCACTCTCGACGTCGACCCGGCAGGGAAGCCGGAGAACTCCGTGGTGTTGGACGACTTGGTCGTGCACATCTCTACGATCCAGCAGCCGTCCGCCGTGGTCGTCACCTGCGGAGTAGGGATCGTGTTGGTGCCGCCGGTGTCCAGCCGGGAGTTGACCGCGTGCACCGGATCCACCGTGTCCGCGCCCGAATAGGCGGCCAGCACCGCCCCTGCTTTGACGCCGGCAGCGCCGTCGTTGGCGATGGACACGGTGCTGGAGGCATCCCCTGCCTGCGCGACTCTCCGGTAGACCGCGGCGGTGATACCGCCCTCCTCGGCCTGCTCCTGCGCTGAGACCACGGTCCACCCGGACGGTCCGGTGATGACGCAATCGACGTTGACATACGCCATGAGCAGCAAGACGTCACCGGATTGGACCGTGGCGGGCACGGTCACATCAACCCGGTTGCCGCCGGAGCCGGACGCCGCCGCGCGGAATGCGATTGCCACGATCAGCCTCCCAGGATCACAGTTTTGGGGTCGCGGTAGTAGGTCTGGCAGACCTGGTTGGCCGCCGCGATGCTCGCCGGGCTGCTGGTCGGCGTATACGCCAGATGCGCCTCGGACTCATCGAAGCCGACAGCGGAATCGAACCAGCACATGAACACCGCAGAAGGCCATCCCCCGGACCCCTGGGAGGCGCAGTAGTCGGCCATGTCCAAAATCCACTGCGCTTTGATGGATGTGTCACTGGCGTTGTCGGTCTTCCCGGTCTCAGCGACAGCCCAGGGGACATTCCGCTCCCGGCAGAACTGCACAGCCTTGCCGAAGAGCTCAGGCCCGGTGTACTGGTAGCCGTCCATCGTCCACACGTCGATGTAGCCACCCTCGATCCAGTACTGCTCCGGCTGCCCGGCGACCTTGTTCGGATCGTTAAACAGCCAGTCGGTGTAGCACACCGCCGTGTAGGTGTTCGGCACGCCCTCTTCGTGGACGATGTCGGCGAAGCGTTTGAACGCGTTGATGAACTGGACCCTGGTGTAGTTGCCGCGGCGTACCTTGCTGTCGGCCTCGTGCCAGCCGATCAGAAATTTCGGGTAGCCGTCGTCGGGAATGCTGCGCAGAAAGTTCCGCAGCTTGGTGTCGTAGGCGCCGGTGTTGAACTCCGTCACCGGTGGGCGGATGGAATGCGCTGAGGCGCGCTTTCCGACATCGATGCTTGCTTCACTGGCCGCCCATGATGCGGGAACCCCAGTCGCCTCGGATTCGAAACTGCGGCGGATCGTCAACGGGCCTACCTGCGGCTCCAGGACCTGGGTCCAGGAGTTCTTTGCCGACAGCGGCGGGTGGTAGCAGGTCGCACCCACCAGCATCGTCTGCGTGGGCGATGGTGGCGGCGCACCCAGGTCACGCCACCCGGTCCGCGTCAACTGCCGGATGATGAGTGGCACGCCTCACTCCACGGTGTCGATGTGCAGGTCACGTGCCCTCGCCCCGGTCGGGGTCGGTGGGCCGATCCACACCAGATACTGCTGGCCGGCCAGCTCCGGCGGGATCGACGGATACGACGCAGTCCCCGAGTCGTACTTGATCCCATACAGCGCGTAGTTCAGCAGGGTTTGATGGGCGGCCAGCAGGGATTCCAGCTGCGCCACCCGTTCCAGCAGGCTCGCAACATCGTCAGGGAGATCAGCGGCGATCATGAGGCGTCGTGGGCCACTGCCGCCGCTGGCGTCCGCCCACATGCTCCGTACCCCGTCCGGGCCGCGCAGCTGGGGGATGGCGCCATGCTCGTCCGAGGTCACCGAGTTGATCGGGGTGTCCGACAGGTCCCGCAGGTCGGTGTACCTGGTGCCGCCGGTTGCGGCGTTCCAGAAAGTCACCTCGGTGCCGGCGGACAGCAGCAGCACGCCGTTGTCGTCAGCGACGACATAGTCGGCGATGCCACCGCCGAACAAATACCGCGCCATCACATCACCCCCGGCAGCACCCAGTGCATGTCCGTGCCCTGCAGCACCACACCTGTGGATATGGACCCCAGCGTCATCCACATCTGCCCGGCCCGCTCGTGATTGGCGGGGTATACGGTTACGTGACCGATGCCGCTGTTGCCGATCATCACCGCAGTGCGCAACGTTAGGTTCGGGTGGCGGTATGACGCCGGGATCAGCCCCGGCAGGCGCGACTCGGTGCTGATGGCGGCCCCGGTGCGGCGGAATGACCCCAGCCGGAGCAGCACGGCGCCGCCCCAGCGGGTCACCCACGTGCTCGTCGCCAGCGTCTCCCACCCGGACTGGGTGGAGCCAGTGGCCGCCACCTGGGCGGACTCGGACGAGACTGGTCCCAGCGTCGCCCATGCGGTGCCCCGCCAGCCCATCCACCGGCCGGTGTCGGTTTCGTAGATGATGTCACCGGCCTGCGGAGAGGTGGGCCGGCTGGTGGAGGTGCAGCGGCGTACACGGTTACCCAGCCACTCCCGCTCGTCCACCAGACCCGTCAAAGCGCCGTTGGCCTGGGAGGTCCACCGTGCGATCGGCAGGTCCCACTTCCCTGTGGTGGAGCGGGTCAACGCCGGCGGGGTCGAGGAGCCGGGCGTGCCCGTCAGCACCACCGGTTTAACCAGGTCGGCAGCGGTGACAGCGTCCCGGTCCAACCGGAGCACCAGCCGGTCCACCCGGTTTTGCGGGCTGGCCGCGGGGATCGCCGTTCCTGTGGAGGACTCCACCGGCTTCAAAAATCCCTGCACGATGGCCCGGCCGGCAGATATCACCGCCTGCCGTGCCCCGGAGTTCAGGGACGGGGCGAGACCCGTGATCACCCCGCTGCCGATGGCGGCGAAAAAGCCCTCCCATTCCTGCTGGGTGGTGATTTGGGTAGTTCCAGGGAATGGGTACGCGTCACCCACCGCGCGGGCCTCCCTTCAGTTGAAGCGGATCGGGCCGCGCAGGGCCCACCGGATGAGGTCAGATGCTGCCGCGCAGGGCCTTCTCCACCCGCCGCAGCTGCGCCGACAGCTTGGAGTTGATGGTCTGGTCGGTGGACTCGTCACCGGCGGTGCCGATCGTCGGGGTGACCGTCTCGGTGTAGGTGTCGCCTGTGGCGTCGGCGACGAGCTGCACCTTGGAGATCACGTCGGTGTAGGTGACGCCGTCCCTGATGTCGAGGGTGACGATGTCACCGACCCGGTAGCCCTGCACGCCGTCCCCGTCGGCGCCGAACCGCAGCCGCGGCAGGTCCACCACGGTCACGGTGATGCCGACCTTCCCGGCACCAGCGGCGACCGCCTGACCGGTGGCGAGGTTGACGTCGGTGGCGGTATCGGTGGAGGACTGGTCGAGGAACTGTTCGATGCGCCGCCACGGGTTCGTCGCCAGCGCTCCGGTGGCCTGGCTGAAGGTGGAGCCGGACACCTTCGACTGCACCAAGATCGCATTGGCTGTGGGCGGCGATACCGTCAGCGACGCCTCTGGCAGATTTCCCAGCTCAGCGGAGAACACTGCCTTTTCGGACAGGTCCCGCGGCTCGTAGCAGTCGAAGATCAGCTCCCCTGCGCCGAGGGTGATCTCCACTCCTATCCGGGACTGGGCGTCGACCGCGCGGACCATGTCCATCAAAGATGCGGCGACCGTGACGTTTTCGGTGTCGGATGACGCTTCCGGCTGTGGTGTGGTCACCTTGTAGGTGACGGTGCTGCCCCGCTTCTGGTCGGGAGCGACCGTCAGAAGCGGCACACGCCGGCTGGTGTCACCCGCCGTCACCACATTGGCGGACACGAGAGTCTTGATGACCGTCTCGGCTGCGTCGGTGTAGGTGACGGACCCTGTGGTCTGCGCCGTCCAGGCTTTGGTGGGGTCCGGATAGGCGATCCGGTTGGCCAGCAGGGAGAGGAAGTCGCTGCCGGTCAGGGTGAGGGTCTCCTCGATCCGCCCGTCGGTCAGGGCGCGTTTGAACGACCAGTCCTCGGCCAGCAGAGGGACCTCATAGACCCCGTTCCAGTTGACCGTCAGCCCGACCGGGATCAAATCACCGTTGCCGTCCAGCTGGATGAGCTCCCAGTTCCGCTCGTTGGCGGGCATCTCCAGCACGAACGGGCCGACCTGATTCCAAGTCAGAGTCAGATCGATCTTGCGGAAGGTGACCGGCCTGCCGCGGGACAGGTCCGATAGCCGCAACTCCTCGATCAGCACCGCCATCGATCAAGCCCTCAGCCAGCGCCGCGCATACGTCAGCTCGATTTTCGCCCCTGCATCGGCGTTTGCGATCTCCAACTCGAGAACGGAGGTCCCCGATGGCAGCACCCACAGGTCTCGAGGTGAGGTCTTCACCAGGTCCCCCCACCGGTCGTTGCCGTCCTGGTCGATGGCGGACTGCCGGCCCGGGCGGGTGTCGACCGTCACCACCTCCCCCTCCGACAGCTCCTCCACCGAAAACGACCGTCCCGTGGTGACGTTGGTGACAGTCGGGGCGCCCGGCCCATACAGCTTCCACACCGGGTAGGCGTCGCCGTTGCCTTCGTTGGTCACCTGAGTGGTGCCCAGCGATGACCGCGGCTTGAGGAGCACCGGCGGCATCGGCGGCACCCCGGCACCCGACGGCGGAGGCGGTTCGAACACAATCGGACCCACCACCTCCTGGTCCACAAACAGTGGATCCAGTGCGCTGACGAACGTGAGCGCGTAGTCGGTGGAGACCTGGTAGGCGTTGCGGGTGGCGTCCGTGTCGGTCTGCTCCGGCCCGGAGGTGCAGTACACCTCGATCTGCCGGACCGTGCCGTTTGGACGAGCGAACACCAGCATTCCCGGCGCCGGCACCCCGGCACGCTCCGTCCACAGGGCGCGGGCGAGCCGGTCGATCTTGTCCAAGAGCCCGGCCTGGGACTCCTCATCGAACACGTGCAGTCCGATGACGATCTGCCGGGACGCGGCGGTGTAGGACTGGGCCAGTGACCCGCCGTCCGGCAACGCGATCCCCGTGTACGACGCCGGTGGTGAGCCGATGCCCGTCACCGAGGTGACGATGATGCCCGAGGTCGGGTCCGACCATGGCCACTCGACCCCGTCCGGGTCGATATAGGTGACCTGGATCGGATACCGGTCATCCGCCGGTGAGACGGGAGGTGGGGGCGGCCGATGGGTCCTGACGATCAGCGGCATCCCTCACACCCCCTCTCTTATTTGCGGCGTCCAGTGCGGTCCCGTTGCGCGGCCAGCACCATCTCGGCCTGGATGCCGGCACGGACCTGCGCTTCGTAGGCGGCCTTGGTCATCCCGTCGAAGTGGGCGTGGTAGTGCACCTCCCCGTCGCCGCCGCGGACGGCCTCGGAGATGCTGCGCCACTGCGCATCGGTCAAGATCGCCTCAGGTTTGCGGGTGGCGTTGACGAAAGTTCCGATGCCAGGCGGCAGCCATCCACCGTCGTCGAATTTCCACGGCGGCATACCCCACCACGCGTGCCGCATGGTGGTCTCCCGCACGTGCGCACCGGTGTACGGCGCTTCGATGATCTTCCCCGGTTTGTCGGACGCCATGAACACATGGCCGGAGTGCGGGAAGCCGAACGCTCCGGGAACCGGCTTGGGAATACGCTTCACCCAGGGGATCTGCTGGTAGGTGGTGCGCGGAGCGACCTTACCGGTGGCCTGATACCAGGCGTAACGCATCAGCCCAGAGCAGTCGAACCCAACCGTGTTGGCGCCGCGTCCGATGCCGCGGGTAGGGCCGTGCAGCCCACCGCCACCCCACGAGTAGGGCACACCGATCTGCTTGCGCGCCGCGGCCACCGCCCGCCGGCCAGGCCCGCCGAGCTTTTCTTCCAGCGGCGCGAAGAAGTCCAGGATCTTGGAGACCATGGCGCGGGGCACACCCGCGATCAGTTCCCCGAAGGCGCCCATGTTCCCCAAGGTGCGGTCGGTCAGCGCCAGCATCGGCTTGAACGCCTTCTCCGCGGCCTTCTTCAACCCGCCAGCAAAGAAGCCCTTGGCGGCGTCGGAGAACTTCTTGACGATGCCGCCGAGGAAGAAATGCCCAGCGAACGGGACACCTGCGATACCGCCGGGGTCGCCAACACCGGTCAGGAAACGGATGACGCCGCTGACGCCACCGGCCCGAGCAGCGGCGTTAGCGCCATGGATGAAGTCCTCACCCACGGCCTTGGTGAACTCCGGCCGCATAATGGCCTCACCACCGGAAACCGCGGCAAGGCCGATGTCACGGCCCGGCGTGTACCCCGGGTAGATGTCGTAGATGCCACCGGAAGCAAACCCGGGGATGGGTCTGAGCTCCTTGACCCCGGGCACCAGCTTCGCGACGGCGTTCCAGATTTTGACGATGCCGCCGTTGAAGACCGTGTTGATGACGAAAGCGACAGGCTTCTTCGCAGCGTCTTTCAGCCCGTCCCATGCCTTCGCAATGGCCGTGACTGCCGTCTCGAACGCATCACCGACCTTGCCAACCCCTCTTTTGATGGAGTCGAAGGCTGGTTTGACGTAATCATTCCAGCCTTTTTGGACGGTCGAGCTGACCTTGTTCCAAACCGGTTTGATGACCTCCTCATAAATCCAGGTGAAGACCGGGCCCAATGTCCGCTGCAGGAAACCGACGACCGTGTTGAGCGTCGGCTTGATGACGCTTGTCCACGCCGTGCGGATGGCAGAGCTGATCCCGTTGAACGCCGGCCGGATCACCGACCGCCACAGCCACAGCACCGCGGCCTGGATGAGCTTGAACGCCAGCAGCAGCGGCGCGACCAGCACCACCACCACGAAGCTGTACAGCCACTGGGCGATGGTGGCGATGCCGCGGAAAGCAGGGGCGATGGCGTTCCGCCACAGCCACATCGCCGCCGTGCCCAGGCTGCGGAGCACCCAGCCGATGCCCTGCACGATCGGGGTGAGGATCCCACCGACCCAGGTGACGACGCCGACCAGCCGCTGCATCACCGGGATCAGCCACGACAGCACCGTGGTGGCCAGCCACACCACCACACGGATCGCGATCCGCAACACCGGCACCAGCGCCACGACGATCGCCGAGGCCAGCCGGATGAGCACCGGAAGCAGCGGCAGCATGCTGGTCATCCACTGGGCAAAAAGCGGGATCAGCGGCACCAGCTCCGGCAGCAGCGACGCGACCGCCAGCAGCATCTCCTGCAGCGCCGGCGTCGACTGCCGCAAAGCGACAATCAGCCCTGCTGCGATCTCCTCAGCCATCGCCGCAAACGCGTCGACGATCGGGGTCATGATCGGCAGCAGGCCCGACAGCAGCTCGGCGATGAACTCGCCCAGCACCGTCACCACCGGGGCCAGCGCGACCAGGATCCGGCCGATCAACTGCACGAACAGCCCGATCACCGGGACCAGCGACGACAGCACCGGTAGCAGCCCCGACAGCAGCGAGGCGATGACCGGCTGCAGGTAGGAGATGACCTGGCTGAGGATCGGCGCCAGCGCGGTCAGGATCGGTGCCAGCCCGTTGATCAGCTGCACCAGCAGCGGCGCCAGCGCGTTCCCCAGCTGCACCACCACGGGAACCAGCGCGCTCATCACCGAGGTGACCGCCGGCCCGAGCGCGTTGAATACCTGGCCGAAGGCGGGGCCGAGCCCGCGGAACATGTCTCCGAGGGCGGTTGCGAACCCGCGCAGCAGCTCCAACGACCCGGCAATGGCCGGGGCCAGGCCTGCGAAAATGCTGCTGAACAGCCCGCCGATCGCGCTGAGCGTATCAGCCATCAGCGGCACCAGCGAGACGAACTGGTCGATGAAAGCCTGGAACGCCGGGCTGTTGGCCAGGCCCATCATGGCCGCGGCGAACCGGTCGGTGACGATCTGCAGAACCTCCAGGAACGCAAACCCGACCGGCGCCCACGCCTGCGCCATCGCCGCCAGGCCGGTCATCAGGCTGCCCAGCAGCTTCCCGAACCCGGCGATCGCCGGCCCCGCCGTCTGCCCGAGGAAATCAGCGAACTGCGTCCAGAACGGCGACTTGGCCGCGGCGTTGGCCGCATCCAGCAGCTGCCCCAAACCCTGGGCGGCGCCCTTCACCACCGGCGTCAGCAGCGGCAGCAGATTCTTCAGCAGCGTGATCCCCTTGATCAGCACGGGGAGCACCGCCGGCTGCAGCGCCTTGTTCCACTCCTCGAAGACGTCGGTCAGGCTCTGCCACGCGGCGGCGAGCTGCTTCTCCCAAGAGGTGAGCTGCACCATCCGCCCGGTCAAAGCGCCGGTGGAGGCGGCGGCCTGCCGGTTGGCGTTGGCGAGGGCACGGCGCGCGGAGGCGACCTGGTCGGCGGCGTCCCGGTCGACACGGGCCACGTTCCGGCGCGCCTCGGCCAGCCGCCGCTCCGACTCGGCGATCCTCCGGTTGGCCTCTGCCAGCCGCTCCCGGGCGTCCCGCACCCGGTCAGAGCCCTCCACCCCGGCCTTGCGGGCACGCTCCTCATCCTGGATGAGCCGCTGCAGCATCAGCCGCTGCTCTTTGAGGCGCTGCCGGGCCTGGTCGACGGCGAGCTGCTGCCGGGCGATCTGATCCTCGGTGGCGGCAGGGTCGGCCCGCAGCCGGGCCAGTTCCCGTTCGGCGTCCTGCAGATCAAACACAGCCTGCCGCTCCGCCAGCCGGGCAGAGGCGACGTCGTTGGCCAAATCCTGCAGGTCCCGCCGGGCCTGCTCCCGAGCCCGGTTCAGCTCCTCCTGAGCTTGCTTGGCACGCCGCTGCGCATCCGCCAGATCCAGTTCAGCGTCCCGGACCCGCTCCAGCGCCTGCCGGTGCGCTTCCGCGGCGTGCCGGATCGCCGCAGCAAGCTGCTGGCGGGCCGCGGCCACCGCAGACGCCCGAGCCTGTTCCTGCCCGGCCGCGCCCGCGGCTGCTTTGCTGGCCCGCTCCTGCTGCTGCGTGGCCTCCCGGATCCGGTTGATCGCGGGCAGCGCCACGGCCGCCAATCCACCAAACCCGGCTGCCGCGGCCGATAGCGGCCCGACCAGCCCAAGCACGCCGGCGCCGATCCCTGCCAGAGCCGGTGCCGCGGCGACGGCCAGGCCGATGAGCGCGGTCTGGACCGAGGCGATCCCCGACAGTGCTGGACCGACGCTGGCGAACACGTTGACCCCGACGCTTTGCCGGTCCAGCGACGAGGACGCCGCACGCACCGCCGCCATCTGCGTCAACGCGCCAGCGGTGTCGGCGTCGACCTGGATGTTGATGGTGCGGCCGTCCAGCCTGCCGAGCACCTGATTCAGCGACGCCAGCTGGGCGGCGGCACCACCCATGTCGACGTTGACGGTGATGTTGATGGTGCGGCCGTCCAGCCGCTCCAACGCCTGGTTCAGCGCGGTAAGCCGCGCCATGATGCGGCCGGTGTTGAGGTGGACGTCGATCTTGAGACCGCGGAGTTGGGACTCCAGACCTCTTTTCAGAGACTGGCCCCACTGCTGGCCGATCCGCGTCAGCTCCGGGGTCAGGGAACGCAGCTCACGGCGGATCGTGTTGTGGAAGCCCCGAAGCTCGGGGCGTACAGAGATGAACGCAGCGCCGACTTCAACGGCCACCGTGCCTGCCCTCCTCCCTGTCTGACCTGGTGGTTCAGAGAGGAGGGCAGGCGCCCTCCGCACAGGCTGTGTGGTTACCGAGAGCGCCCAGGAAGGACGCGTGCGGCGAGAGCTTTGTGCCTCTCATAGCGGGCCCGGCGGCGTGCCCGCTCCAGCGCGGTTTCCGGACGCGGATACGGCTTGGGCTTGCCTGGTTTGCCACCGAGCGCCTTGATGAGCACGGCGGTGATGGTGCCGAGCCTGTCCACCGCCGCTGCCAGCGCCTCCACCTCCGGGCTGAACTCCGTCAGCCGCGGCGCCCCGGGCTTGCCTTCAGGCTGGGCGGCGAGCTCGGCGGCCAGTTCATCGTCCTCGGCGACCGCGGCCTGGTAGGCGGACGTGCGCGGCAGATGGTGCAGGTAGTCGAGGATCGCATCCGGTGAGAGAGTGCCGCGGAAGAAGTCGAGCATGTCCACGCCGTAGAACCGGCGCAGATCGGCGCGGATCGCATCGCCGTACCGGTCGATCAGCTCTGCGACCTGGAGGATTTCCCCAGCCCGAAGTGCTCCATGATGTCCTCCATGATCCTGTTGATCACCCCGCCCGGCTCTCCCCCGATGGCCTCCACCAGCCGGTCGTAGTTGTCCTTGGCGAGGACCTGCAGCTGGCTGCGTGCATCGGTCATCTCCGACAGGTCGAGGACCTCCTCGACCGTGGGGCACTTGATGACGATCGGATCCCCATCGTCGAGGACGAGCTCGAAGTCGGGCTTGAGAGCCTCCTTGCGGTAGCGGGTGAGCTGGTATCGCTTGGCGGGCATCAGCGGGCCTTCCTACTCAACGTCACTGCCGGGCTTTCCGGCAGCTCCCCCACCGGCGTCGCTCGCCGGTTCGGGTGTCGGGGTGCGGGGGCGGCTCACCAGACGCCACCCCGCATGCTTGAGCTGCACCTCACGTGCAGGAGTCGCCGCGACCTGCTCCCTGGTACCGTCCGGGCTGAGATACACCGGGTAGCGGGGGCGATCAGCAGAGGAAGATGCGGCGGGCATCGGTGCGCCTCCCTCACGTGCCGGCGGGCCTGGAAGGGTCGCGGCGGCCGGGGCCCGCCAGCACTAGCCGGCCGCCGCGACGATCAGCTACCGGTCGCAGCGAAGCCCATGTCGGCCAGCTTCGCCGCCCACCCCGGTCCACCGAACAGGTACTTCTCGGCGTAACCCAGCACCGGGTCCTGGTAGGACGTCAGCGTCACCGACCAGGTCACCGGCGCATCGTCGCTGGACTGGTAGGCCTGCTCGTCGAAGTCGGTCACCCGCGCCCTCGGCAGGAAGCGGGCCACGTAGTACTCACCGTCGTCGGTGAGGTCCACCGCCAGCGCCAGCACCCGGTAGTAGCGGAAGGACGGCCGGGCGGGCTTTTCGATGCCCAGCTCACCGGACGTCGAATCGGGGACAGCGGTGGACATGTCCGCGCCCGTGTACAGGCCGATCGTGGCCTTCTTGGTCTCCAGGCAGGCGATCTGCAGGGTGGTGACGTCGGAGTTGATGTCCGAGCGGAGCGGCTCGACCGCACCCCACCCGGTGATGTCGGAGGTCTCCACGTCCCGGCCGAACTGGGCGCCGTCGTCAGACACCCAGCCGACATCCTCATACCCCTGCGGCAGCGGCGCCAGCAGCTTGTCGGCAGGGTCGGTCAGCGTGGTGATCGCTGCCGCGCTGTAGGGGGCGACGAACACCGACCCCTGCAGAGCCTTGAAAATCAGCGCGGCGTTGCGCTGCTGCACGTCGTCATAAGCGTTACCAGCCATGAGCTCCCTCTCCGTCGGGACACGTGTGCGCCCCGCGTGCGGGGCAGTGCAGGCTGGCGGGCCTAAGTGAGGAGCGGGTCAGCGGCGGCGGACACTGACCCGGTAGGTGGCGGACACCACCCGGTAATGCTCGGGGTCCGGACTGGGGGTTTCCTGCGGGCCGACCTCGGTCTCCGCACGGTCCAGCACGCCGTGGGCGGTGGCCCACGGTTTGGAGATCAGCCTTTGCCGTGCCACCTCCGCGGTGTCTTCGGCATCCGACAGGTCGGCGGCGTACACGCGCACGTCGATACGAGCCGCGTCGGTGATGCCGTCATCGGCGCCGCCGACCCTGCGCACCCGGATCACCTGCCCGTGCGTAGTGATCTGCTGCTGCAGGTCGGTGCCGGTCTCCCCCACCACCAGCCCGAGGGGCGCGAGGATGTCGGCGACGACCCGCACGGCCTTCGGCCACGCGTCCAGCACCGGCATCAGCGGCCCTCGATCACATCGACGGCGCGGCCGAGCACACGCTCATCGTTCTGCCACTCCACCGCAGTGGCATGATCCGAAGTGTTGTACAGGTAGGCGGCGGCCCGATCAGACCAACGCCCCGTGCCGCGGGTGGTCGACGACACCCCGAAAGAGGACCTGTACTCGCCGGTGCGTACCGGCGCCACCGACTCGGCCCACGCTTTGCCGGCCTGGGCACGGCGGGCCAGCATCGCTGCCATCTGCCGGCTCTGCATCAGCCTCCCCACCCCGCGGTAGTTCGGCTCGTACCGGATCCGTGCAGCCATAACCCCCGCCTACCCTTCGACGTCGCGTAGGTCGATCTCGTAGTGATGCGGACCGGCCGGGGTGTGGAACAGCTTCGGGCGGCCCTCGATGGTGTACTCGCGGCCCTCGAAGACGATCCGGTCCGTGGCCCTCACATCAGCCGTGGGAGGCATGAACACGCGGGCAACCACGGTGACGGTGTCGGCGCCGACCTGCTGCTCGTCCGTGGACACTGGCTGCCAAAAACACCCCGACACCGGCGTCGACGACCCTGTCCCCTGCTGGTTGCCCCACCCGTCCCGCTCGGGAGGGCGGACCACGGTGACCGTGTGCGGACCGAGCATCAGCGGACCACCTTCACCGTGGCGGCCTTGTTGCGATACCGGTCCAAGGTGGACCGCTCATACCGAGTCAGGTTCAACCCCAACTGATCACCGGTCGTCGGCACCGCATACGTCACCGAGTACGACCCCACCGTCTCCGACCGGAGATTGTTCGGATTCGCCAGGGCTCGGGTGGCCATCGCGCACACCACGGCCAGCACATCCCCCGGCACCTGCTCCCAGCCGTGGGAGTAGGTGACCCGGTAGGTGCCCGGATAACCGTCCTCGTCCCACCACGCCTCCGGCAGGTTGATGATCACCGCGCCATCACCGAGCCGGATCGTGTCGATCCCATCGAATGTCCAATCCGTGAGGGCAAAGTCCGGCAGGCCCTCGCCGCCGCCGACCGCCTCCACGCGGGTGACCTCGATGACCGGGCGCTGCGGCAACGTCAGTCGTCCACCGACCGCGCGCAGCACCACCACATCGTCATCGACCCGCTCGAAGGACTGCCCGGTGTAGGCGCGGATGATCGCAGAAGCGTCCTCCAGCAGCGCGTCGATGCGGGCTTCCTCGACTGGGGTGAAGGGCCGGCCGAGCCGGGCCTCCACATCAGCCGGCGATGCCAGAGCAGCCACGGACCCTCCTCCTCGCCAGGAGCTCGATCTCCTCCCGCCACACCTCCAGGTCGGCGGACGGGTCCAGCTCCGCTGCTCGGGCCTTCGCGCGGCGGGACGCGGCCCGCCACCGGCGCCCGTCCAGCAGCCGCCGCAGCGCCTCCTCCCAGGCGTCCAGATCGCCCCGGTCGGCGAAAATCCCCGCATCCCCAAGGGACTCCCGCAGACCGGGTGTGGGGTGTGCGATCACCGGGATGCCCGAGCACATCGCCTCCACCCCGACCCGGCCCCACGACTCGTGCGCACTCGGCATGAGCAGGACCCGGGTGCGCGCGTACACCTCGTCCCGCATCCGGTCCGGCCGCACATGCGGCAAGACCTCCACGTTCGGCACATCGTCCGGCCCGCGGGGCAGGATCTGCACCCCATAGCCGCCCCGCACCCCCAGAAACTGTCGGTGGGGAAACCGTTCGGCCAGGGCGTAGAACACCTCGGCGCCCTTGTCCGCGGACAGGTTCACCAGCGTGACGCACCGGCCGGGGGTGGTGGCGTAGTCGGCGGCGTGCACCGGTGGCCGCACGATGATCCACCGGCCGACCTGGCCGGCGAACTGGCGTGCGACGTACTGGGAGTTGAACACCGTCAACGCTGCCGGGTATTTGGCCATCATGGAGGCGGTGGGCGCCAGAGCGTTGTGGACCAGCCTCGCCACCGGCACGCCGTGGATGTCTCCCAGGATCGTCGCGCGTTTCGCCGCGTCCGCATGCGAGACGATCACATCCGCATCGTTCAGAAACCTGAACGGATCGGCTTTCCCGGTATGCGGCCACACCCGCACCCCATCCAGGGCGTAGGGGGCGCCACTGGTGCTGGTGAGCACCACGTCCGCCTCGTGGCCATGGCCGACCAGATAGCGCAGCATCTGATGGGTCATGACCCACGACCCGACACCCGAGAGCGGCGGGTAGGACGGCACCATCGCCAACACGTGGACCACCGCTCACACCCTCTCCCGGCCCCCGGGCAGCAGGGGCATCCTGCTGCCCGGGATCACCGCACCACCGAGAGTCAGGACGACCCTCCGCCGGTGGCGGACTGCAGCACCCCGAACGGGTACCGGGTCGCCGAGTCCGCGTTGAGCCGCGTGACCGGGTTGGCGGTGGCGAACGCCACCCGCATCACCACACGCAGCGCGACGGCGTCCTGCTGCATGAGGTTCAGGATCACCTTGCCGTCATCGTCGGAGATGACGCCCTCGGTGAACACCTTCCACGTGATGTCCTGGCGCAGTCCGATGAGGCACTTGGACCAGTCCCCCATGATCAGCTCGGCCTCGTTGGCGTCCCAGGCGCCGTTGTTCACCTCCGACAGGCCGAACCCATACAGGGTGGAGCCCATGCCGCCCTGCAGGTCCGGCTGGTAGATCGGGGCGCCGTCCTTGGACCGCAGCGCGTTCAACCGCCACCGGAACCCGGGACGGCAGATGAACCCGTTGATCGAGTAGCCGTCCTGGGCGAGCTTCTCGCCGACGTTGGCGACGTCGACAGCCAGGTCGCCCCCAGTGCCGACGGCCACCGTGTTCCCAGCGGCGACTGCGGCCTGGTAGATCGCCGACGGCCACGTCGACGGCTTGTTCACCCCGAACAGGCAGGCCGCGTCCAGGACCGAGCCGATGGCCTCCACCATGCGGGGACGGACCTCGTCCCAGATCGGCACCTGCGCGTCGTCCAGGTAGGACTCGGGGATCGGCACGATCGCGGCGATCTCCTCGACCACCAGGTTGACGTTCTTCCAGTCCTGCTTGGTGGTCTTCTTCATCCCGGTGTCGCCGCCGCCCACGAAGTAGGCAAACGGCAGCACGTCCAGCGCCGGCATGCGCTGGGTCTTCGTGCTCATGGGGACCTGACGTGCCCGCTGCAGGATCGCCGACTGCGTCGGCATCTCCTGAATGATCTGCGCGGACACCGGGGTGGGGACAAGCGGGTCGTCGGTGGGATCCCGCGAAATGATCTGGTCGTAGTCCGCCACTGGGCCTTACTCCTTTCAGACGCACGGCAGCACCGGGCCCAGTGGCTCGATAGGGACCGGTGCTGCGATCAGAGGGCTACAAGCGCCCGGCCAGGCGACGGATCCACGTGTCCGGGTCCTCCCGGGCGGTGGCGTCCTCGACGGGCTGTCCACCCGGCGTCAGTGACTCCACCGGCCGGGTCGGCTCCGGACGCTGCGCCGGCGCAGGAGCGGGCGTGGGCGCGGGCTGCTGGGCGGCGGCGAGTCGTTCGGCTAGGAGCTTGGCTCGGGCCTCGATCTCCTCGTCGGTGCCATCCCCCAGCAGGTCGATCAGGTCCGGGGGGATGTTGTGCATCGCCGCGGCCATCAGCCGGGCGTTCGCCACCCGCGCCGCCCTCAGCTCGGCCTGGTAGCGTTCCGCCGCCTCCTGGGCCTTCTGAAGTTCGGTCTTCTCTCGGTCTTCGTAGGCCTGCAGCCGCTTACGCAGCTCAGCCAGTTCTCTCTCCGCCGCCCTGCGGGCCTGCCGTTCGGTGTGCAAGGCGCGCTTCCCTGCCTCCCCGAGCCGGTCCTCGCCCTGCTGCCTGTCGCCGTCGCCTCGGCCATCGCCGTCGTCTTGAGCGGGCTGCGTGACCTGAGCAGACTGCGCAGGCTGCGTGGATTGGGCGGGCTGCTGGGTGGAGTGCTGCTGAGCAGCAGCGGGACCACCGGCGGGTTGAGATGCGGGCTGAGCAGCAGCCTGAGCGGAATCACCGGGCGTCGCACCCGCGACCGCATCGGCCAGCAACTGCTGAGCATGGAGATCGTCCCCGGTCGCCGGGGCCGCCTCCGGGGGAGTGCTGGTCGTATTCGACGGCGTGGACATCGCGTCCTGCGTCATCTGAATTCCTCCGAAAAGCAGGCAGCCCGCATCGCGCGGGCATGCCAGAGACCCGGTGCCGCGGGATTACGGCCCGGGAAGCTCGCGTGTGGTGGGGTGCGGTCGGCTAGCTCTTCAGGGAGCCGTCCGCACGCCAGGTGTCGGGGATCAGCTCGGTCAGCCTGAGCTCACGAGCACGGCGCATGATGAACCTGCGCACCTTCGCACGCTCGGCCTCACCACCGGCGACCCGGCCGACCGCGCGGACCGCGTTCTCCAAGTCCTCGCGGGTGGCGATAGGAAACCTGCCGGGGCGGCTTTGACCCGGCGCCGGCATTGCCTTCCCCTCTTCCACGAGACGGCGCAGCACCTCAGCCCTGTAGCCCGCCACCGGAAAACACCTCCTCAGAGGCCTCATCGACCTGGGACGGCGCGTACCGATCCCACCAGCTCTGGATCGCTCGTTCGGTCCATGCAGGACGGTGGTCCGCACGCGCGCGCTTGATGGCTTCTTCGACAGGGGTGGCAAGCACCACGACCCGTGCACCCAGTCGCCGCGCAACCGCGGCCCGATCCTGCGGATCAGGAAGGCTACGAATGATGAACGCACGGCCCGGTGCTTCAGCCGCCATCCGCTCAAGCTCAGGGCGAATCACCTTGGCCATCGCCCGAACCTGCGGCGGATGGTCGTAGCGAGAGCGGGAACCGAGCTGCCTGCAGATCTCATCGAAGTCGATCACCAGGTCACCCGGGCGAGCATGCTTGCGTACCCAGGTGGTCTTGCCGGCGGCCGGTGGCCCGCACACCAACACCACCTCACCCCGCAGGCCCTCAGCTTGCCGAGCGGTCCTCGCGGTTCTCCCAGTAGCGCCGCCACGCATTGACCGCGTCCTTTCCCGACCGGCCCGCCGTCACCTCAAGCCACTGGTCATACAGCGCCTCAGCCCGCGCCAGTCGAGGATCATCGGCGTCAAAGACCGGCACGGCCTGGCAAGAACACCAGTTGTGCCACCGGAACGGGCTCACCCCTTCAAACCGGCTCGCCTGGGCACGGCCCGCCGTCTGCGCGCTCTTGTAGACGGCGCCGCGGGAGATGAGCATGGCGCACCAAGAGCACGGATCACCGTCACTGACCCGCATCCACCCGATCGCCTCACGATCAGACTCGGTGGTGTCACGAATGACCTGCCGGGCGGCCTCCTGCACCAGCATCTGCGCGGCCCCCGGCATCGTCACCGCCATCGAATCCCGCGCCTGCTCCTCGGTGCGTCCCGATTCCAAGGCTCGCCGGTACACCGCCAGCCCGGTCGCATGCAGGGTGGCCTCCAGGCGCTCATCGGGCACCTCGTCCGGCTCGGCCACCTCAATCCGGGCACGTCCACGCCGCCGCCCAGCGGCATCGGTGGCCGCAGCCAGGTCGGGGGCGCGGTCCAGGTCCCGCTGCAGCTCCCGTTCGATCCGCTCCTGCAGCCGAAGGACCTCCCGCCTCTCCTCCTCGGCGAGCCGCCGGATTTGAGTCGCGTCATCACCCAGCCCGGCCAGCTCGGTCAGCTCATCCAAACCGGGCATGCCCGGCAGCAACCGCGGCTCCCTCAACCGGCCCGGCCGCGGCGCCAGCGACAACCCACGAACCTGCAGGTAGTAGCGTCCCGCCAGCCGACCCGCCAACTGGCGTCGCTCCCGGATCATCGCCGCGGCTGCCCGCCGCACCGCACGCCACGACCCGTCCACATCACCAGGGCGGAACACCGTCCGCAAAAGCTCCACCAGGTCCCGCACCAGCCCCACGGACAGCAGCCGCTGCTGGGCGATGTAAGCGGTGGTCAACGCAGCCAGCGTCGCCTGACCGCCCCGAGGCGTGGGCTCAGGCGGTGTCGTCACCGGTCACCCCGGCCAGCTCCGCCGGCTCCTCCTGCTCGGCGGGAACGGTGTCGACGGCGGGCAGGCCGTTCATCTGCCGCTCCACCATCGCGTTCAACTGCGCCATCGGGTCCGCCTGAGCCGCAGCGGCCAGCCAGCGCTTCACATCCTGCTGCGTCACCCCGGGGATCCGCTCCCACAACACCTGCGGCGGCACCTGCAGCATCTGCACCAGCTTGCCCAAGGCGTCCACCGTCTGCGCCAGCGAACGGGACTGGGTATCACGCCACACCACCTGCGCGGCGGTGTCCAGCCACCCGTCTCGATCCCCGGCTGCCAGAGACGCCAGCCGCAGCATCTGCTCGTGCGACTCTCCAAAAACAGACTGCTTCTCCGCCACCTTGGAGTTCAGCCCGTCACGAGCAGAGTTCAAAGCATCCGCGGACAGGTTCGTCATCTGCCCGAGCAGGTGATGCGGAGGGGTCTGCGACACCGTCGCGATATGCCGGATCGTCTCCTCGGCACTCCTGAGATACCCGGACAGGTCGGTCTGCTCGAACTCTCCAAATCGGGTATCCGGGTCCTCCGCCACCCACAGCCGGTCCACAGCCGCAGCAAACGGCGCCTTAGGACGGCCCTCCTCGCCCTCGATGACCATCCCGGACACGTACCGCTGCCGGAATGCCGCGAACTGTTCGGCCATCATCCGGCCAAACGTTGTGCTGTTCAGCTGGTCCTGCATATCAAAGAGCGGCTCGACCTCGCCGATGACTTCCTCATCGCCGTCCAGGTCATCACCGTTCAGATAGCGGACCACCGGGCATACACCCAGATTGTGCTCGGCAACCCACTCCGGCTCCGCCGGCTGCAGAAGGCCCTTGTCGTCCTCGTCCGTCACCAGCGAGTAGCGGGCCTCATCGTCATACAGCCGCACAACCTTCCGGCACTTACCGTTCGGAAGGTTCTCCTTCTTCACCTCGACCGCGTAAATCGGCCACTCGTCCTCAACCGGATCCTCGTAGTAGGCCGTCATCCGCCGAGGTGACTTCGGAGTGATCACCGGCATCGGCCGACCATCCAGCCGTCCCGGCAGCACCACCGCGTAGGCAACCCCGTACTTCAGCACCGCCCGGTGCAGCCCGTGCTGGCGGGCATCCATCCGGTTCGCCTGCCAGTACTCCCACGCTTTGGCGTTCTGAGACGCCTTCTCCGGCCGGTACCCCTCCACGAACAAGGCCTGGGCGACCACGGTGACCACCAACGGCAGGACGTTCACCTTCGCCCGCTTGATCAGCCACCGGTATTCCTGCTGGGCGCCCCGCGGCACATACACGCTGTCCTGCCTGCCGCGCATGTACGCGGCAATCTTGTTCAGACGGCGTTGCTCACCTTCCCGGATCTCCAGCAGCCGCTTCGCGGTATCGACCGCCTGCTCCACAGAGAGCGCCACAGCACCCCCTCACAAGCGCCGAAACCAAACATCAAGACAGGGAAGGTGATCAGGAGAATCCGTACACCCGGCCGCTGCGTTTCCTCCTCGCAGAGGAACGCCCCGTCCAGCTAGGTGACGACAACACCAGCCGACGCACCATCCGCGCACCGATCGCCGCCACAATCGCGTCGATCTTCTTCGCAGACTCCCGGTGCTCCTTCCCGATCGCCACACCCCACTTGTTAGGCCGACGCCGGGCATTCACCGCATGCTGCCGAAGAATCCGATTCCCGTCATGTGTCAGGGTCCTCGTGCTGACGATGTCGCTGTAGCAGCGTTCAGTAGCCTCAGTGAATTCCTGCTGCCGGGCCGGGGAACCCATGTCCCACATCACCGCGTGCTGCCGGCCTTTTGTGCTCGTCGCCTTGACCAGCAGCCGATCCCCATACAGGTTCGCCCACCTGTCAATGTGAGCATCCCAGTACCGCTCCCCCGACTCATCGTGGCCGCCACCAGGGTCGGCGAAAAACCCGACCACATCCCAGGTGTCGAACATCCGCTCAACAGCGGCGTCCACCTCATGCCGGGGAACCGACCAGGGAAGCTTCGGGTCCAGCCCAATCGGCCGCTGCCAGCAGCCGATGAGGAACACGTGCCCATCCGACACACACGACCCCACCAGCACCGTCGCGTCGTCACTCTTGGACCCGTCGAAGAACACGCAGATGCTCTCGCCGTCCTCCAGCAGCCGGTCCTTACGCTCCAACGCGTCCCACTGCTGAGGAGTGATCCACGCGTCCTCAGCCGCGACGATCTGGTTGTACCAAAACCGCCTCGACCGGGACGGGGGGTTCCTCGTGTCCAGGATCGACTTGACGATCCGGGGAACACTCAGCCACGTCGAGTCCCCACGGACCATCTCAATCACCTTCGGCGCCGCCTCCGCCGTCAAAGGCGCCTCAGGTGGAGCCTCCAGCGAGTCGTACAGCATCCCGGTGTCGACTGCCCGGCCCGCCAGCACCTCCTCATAGGCGTCCCGGGCACGCTCGGCCACCGAATCCTCACCAGGCTCAAAAGCGTTCGTGATCGAGATCGCGCGGGCCGACCCGTCCGTGGACTTGTCCGCGTTCCGGCTGATGACCGCTTCCATCTCATGGCCCTCGTTGTTAGAGAGCCAGTGATGCGTCTCATTCCGCACCACGAACGTGGCACGAGCACCCTCAAGCGCACGCGGCGACGACGTCACCGCCTCAATACGCTGCCGCCCCCGGTTGGCGTAAATGATCTCCTTGCCGAGATCGATGTGGTGCTCCTCGATCGTCGACTTCTTGAACAGACCAGGGAACAACGTCATCGTGTTACGCGTCTGGTCCTTCGACACCGCCGCGATCTGCACCCACGCCTCAGGATGCGGCCGGCCCACCGGCTGGTAAGGATCGACCCAGTCCGGAACGTCGAACTTGGCGTACTCCCCCGACGGGCGGCACGGGCCGATGAACTCCACCGCACACCACGTCGCCGCCAGCGGATCCTTCCCCCAGCCCTTCAGACGCTGGATCACACCGTCGCGGTAAATGAATTCACCGTTCTCATCGACGGCGTACCACCACAACGTCAACCGCGCCTGCTCAAGCGTGTACCGCCAGTCATCGCCGTTGCTGTGCTGCAGGTTCTCACTGGTCCACGCCAGGATGTGCCAGCCCAACGACCACTTCGGCAGCAGCCAGCGCCCCTGCTCATCCCGCTGCCAAGTGGGGCCGATCCGCACCGGCTCCAACGCGGAAAGATCAACCGCAGCAGAGTCAGCCGCCGAGAGCGTTTCGGTAGTCATTGAGCGCCGTCACCCCAGCCGGCTGTCTGTTCCCACCGTCCCCAGCACAGGCCCGTTCGATCTCCAACCGGGCCCGTCGCCGAGCACCCTCCGTGGTCAGCAGCTCCGTCATCCCGGACAGCACTGCAGCGAACAACTGGGCCGAGAACCGCCCCGCCTCAAGATTCCGGGTCATCGCCTCGGCGATGTACCGGGCGGTCTGCCAGTCCGACGGCTCATAGAACTGCGCCTGCCCCGACTCCGCCAGCGACTCATACCAGTCCCTGGCGATCGGGTGCCAATCCGGCGACGCAGGCGGCTGCTCAACGGCCCCCAACCGAGCACGAACCACAGTGATCTCGCCGCCCTCAGGCTTGTTCTGACGGCGACGCTCACTGCTGTGCTTGGGCACAGGACCACGAGTTCCCACCGCCACCACCTCCCACTGGTTCGGTGAATCCGCTAATCCACCCACCAGCCGCTGGCGGGCTGAGGATGATGGCTCACATGAGCGACAAGGACAAAAAGTGACGCACCCGGCTGGCGATCACCGGGTTCACCAAGCCTTCGAACGGTTCCGGCAGCACTCCACCAGGAACAGCCCCGCCGAAGAGATCCTGCTGCCACTCGTCGAAGCGCTGTGCTGGGCCGTCAGCGCCGACGAAGAACTCAGCAAAGACGACAACGGCGGCAAGAACCAGAAGTACCTAGACGATCGGCAGAAGGACCCCGACGGGCAGCTACTCCCCGCCATCCGCTACGCCCGCAACCGCTACGGCCACCAAAGAGCCCTGGTCATCGAGAAGCACAACGCGCGGACCTACCCCCGCCGGTACCCCTCTGCCTACGTCACCATCAAGTGGCGGCCCGCCGCCCAACTCCCCCACGGGGACCAGCCGCAGCACAACCTCGGCCAACAGGACTACGAGACCCACCTAGAAGGCCGCCGCGCCGAGGACACCCTCGAACGCGTAGCCGCCTGGTTCGCCAAGCAGCCCTAGACCAAGGCGGCGATCACATCGTCCAGGCGGCCCAGCCTGGACGGAGCCTGCCCGAACCGCTGGCGGGTGACGGTCATATACCGGCCCCGGTCATACACCTCGACCTGGCCGCCGCCCACACGCACCCGCCGGCCGCGGCCGACAGTGCCCAGACCCCACACGTGCAGGCCATCCCCCGACGGCGACACCTCGATGTAGGTCGGCGGGCACCGGTCGAGGATCGCCTGAGCCCAAGGGGCGAGCCGCCCGCCCTTCAGGCAGTGGTCCAGGTCCAAGCAGACGATGCCGTCACCAGCGAGGACATAGCCGAGGCCAACGCCAGCACGGCTCTTAACAGCCTCCCGGTAAGACGACCAAGTCGCCGGGTTGGTCGAGGAAGCTCGCCGGCCGGTGACAGTGCGCGGCGCCTTCGCAGCATCCCGGCGAACCCACCGCTTCCGGGACGTCATCTCACGCGGGAGCGCCCGGCGGGCACGGTGAGCAGCAACCCGGCAGCGAGTGCTGCAGTAGCGGGCGTGCCGGCGCTTCAGCAGAGGCATCCCCCCGCCACAGTGCTCACACTTCGTCACACCCACGCGACCACCCTAGCAGCCGGTGTAACGCTTTCCAAGCCACCACCAGCAAGAACAACCCAGCGAACACCACCGACTGTTATCACGCTCAGTGATCACCGCAGGATCTCGCGGACCCTGAAACCCGTAGCGACCCCGAGGTGCAAG